AGAACGACAACAGGCCCGTGCACCCGAACCGTCGAGGAAAGGGTGCACGGGCCTGCCGTGATCGTACAGACGCACCAGCCCCGCTCACCTCGCCGCGCTGACGGCTTCATGAGGCGATTGGGGCTGGTGGTTAAGGGTGCTGTGATTGGCTCATCAGCAACCCCCCGTGACGTCAGCGTGTCAGATTGACGGGGCCTCCACCAGCTTCAGTCGCTTGAGGTGGTGGAGGATGCGGTGGATGGCGTCCACCCGGTCGTTGAAGTTGACCGCGCTGTTGACCCACACGGTGTTCGAGGCGATGAGTTCCACCTGGATCAGCACGTCGGTCACCAGGACGCCCTCGTCGACCACGACCTTCATGTACAGGCCGGAGTCCTTGTCCCCGTAGTGCACGTCGGTCACCGCGCCGTCGTGGATGAGCTTGAGCCACAGGTTGTCGTACAGCGCCCTACCCATCGGTCACTTCCACGTCGTCGTAGCTGGCGTCGTTGAAGTCGACGTCGAAGCCCGGGCACTGGTGCTGATGGGCCTGCTGAATCAGGTGGGCCAGGCTGCGGCGATTGGCCCGCCCGATCTCCTGGTTGCACGTCAGGCACACCAACTCCGCAGCGACGGGGCTGACCAGGATGAAGTCATCGAGGAACGCCGCCATCACTGCACCTCCAGGTCGCAGGTGATGACCATGCGGGTCGGCGGGACTCCTGTGTGATCCCACTGGGTCTTGAGTTCGTGCAGCAGCCACTGAACCAGGGTCTGACCCACTCCGAGGATCGCATCCTCGGAGAAGGTCAGGCCAGGCTCAACGGACTCCCGCTCGACGATGAGTTCGAGTCCGGTCGGCATCAGGTCGCACCCATGTTCCGCTGGGCCAGGTTCAGCTGACTGAGCCGCGCCGGGATGACCCGGCTGGAGTTGCAGTCGTTGCAGCACCGCCCTTCGTCGAAGGCCACCAGCGGTTCGGGGTTGTTCCCGAACTGCCCGAAGTCCTGGCCGCAGAAGCAGCACAGGTTGAGTTCGAGCCTGGCAGGCAGGTCCCTCCCGTTGACCACGGCAGGGACCCGCTCCAGCCACTCCGCGATGTCGCCCTCCGGTGTCAGGAGAACGACAGCCACGTCGTCGCTGTGGGCATCCTCGGGCAGCAGGAACGTGATGGTCTTGCGCACCACGTCGACCTGAGGAGGGGGTGGGAGTTGGTCCTTCGTGGGCCGCTTCACACCGCCTCCAGCACCGCAGCCTGGCTTGCCAGCCACAGCCGGTCGTGCTGCTCCCACGACCCGCCGACCTGCGCCGTCAGCTGAGCCAGCTTCACGTCGGCCGTGTCACGGTCGTTGCTGTCCCGCTCCGCCACGCCCCACTGGCCCCAGGTGTTGTTCGCCATGAACCCACCCCATGCCGTGTTGGCGTAGTCGGCCACCCTCGGGTCGTCCCACATCGCCATGATCTCGTCGAAGCGACGGTCCCAGTTGTTGATGGCCCGGGTGTTGGTGACCTTCGTGTCGTTGCCGTCAGCACCGACGACGACCTCCAACTCCTCGGCGGGCTTGGCCCCGTAGACACGCTTGATCGTGTCGGCCAGCTGGTTCTTCTTCATCTCGGTGTTCATCAGCTGCTCGACCTCGCGGCTGAACTCGTCGACCTGCCCCTGGAACATCTCCAGGACCTCGCGGGCCTTGGCGATCTCCAGCACGGAGCCGACGGTGTGCTTCACCTTGAAGCTGGCCTTGTTCTCGCCCATCGCCACGCTGAGGGTGTTGTCACACACCACGCGCTGGCAGCACCACTTGTAGGTCGTGGCGATGCTGCCGTCGTGTGACGTGGTCGCCAGCAGGTAGGGCAGGTACTTGTCGTCGCCGATGGTCATGGTGTCGCTGGGCCGGACCTGCACCCATGCCTGGGCACCGACCCTGAGCAGCCCTGCCGACCCGACGCCCATGCCGTCGTCCGTCTCGTCGAGCAGGACCTTGACGTTCTCCAGCAACCACTCGTCGTACTGGTGGATGGCGTGGATGTCGGTCACGAAGCCGAACACCTTGTTGATGGACTCGGTGCCGTCGTCGTTGCGGTCGACCCGGACGAGGGCCTTGTGGGTGTCGATGGCGTGGACGATCAACTCCAGGTCACGGTCACGGCCGGAGTCGGCCACGGCGGGGTCGTAGCCCTCGGCCATGATCGACAGCGGGCGGTACTCGGCCTGCCAGTTGAACAGCCTGCCCTTGATGTCGGCGACGGGGACGAAGCCGTCGTAGTGGTTCTGGGTGATGCCGTCCCAATGCCAGGCATTCCCGTCGATCGCCCTGCACCCGATCAGGGTGTTGGCGTTGAGGTACTCGATGCTGTTCTCACTCATGATGGTGCTCCTGTGTCAGTTCTTCGGCCGGATGGCCGAGATGGTTCGCTTGATGCGCTTGCCGTGCTCGTCGTGGGTGTGGACGTAGACACGCTGTTCTGGAGGTAGGAGTTTCCCATCCTCGCCGTACAGGTGCCGGTGCGTCGGCATCCACGCCGGGCGTGGCTTCTTCTTCGGTGCGGGCATGCCGCCCCTTCCTTCGACGGGGGATCTCCTCGTCGACATTCACCACCTTAGGAAACGGGGGGTGAGGCAGCGGAAACGTCAATGTTTCCGGGCCTTTCCGCCGATTTGATGAATGCCATTCGTCGCCGCATGTTGCACCGCTGGCAGGCGGCCGCGAGGTTCGCCAGCGTGTTGTTGCCCCGGTCGTGGTCGCGGTGGTCGACGACGAGGATGCCGTCCCATGACCCGTGCGTCTGGTTGTTGGCGCGCAGCCAGTCGATCTGCTCCCCGCAGTAGCTGCACCCGTGGGGGCCAAGACCGAGGGCGGCAAACAGGATCTCCCGGTGCTGGTACACGACCTTGCGGTCGACGATCCGGTACACGTAGCCCGCCTTCGGGTGGATCTTCCACTCCTGGCCGTGCTCGTCGATCAGCGTGTCAGTCACACCGTGAAATCTACAGGTTGGTGCGTATCCGCTTGAGACAACACGCCCAGGAAGACCGAGATCCAGGCGCGTCGAACATATGTTCTCTATAACCGGTAACGGTTAACGGTTAATGCCCACCCGAAGGGTTAACCGTTAACCAGGTGAGCGGTCAGGGCACAGAACTGACGTGAGGGAGGGGCGGTGGCGACCGTAACACGCCCGTCAAGAGCAGGCTGACTGGCGCAGGTGACACCGGTATGCTAGGGTGGCTTGATGGATTACCCGACACCGGAACAGATCGTCTCGGCGTACGAGGCCGCTTTCGGCGGAATGGGCTTCGACAAAGAGGTCATCGGCTTCAAGCCCCACGATGGGATGCGTGGGGCCTGGAACAAGGTCTTCGCCACCCACCCGATGTTCGTCCGCGCCCGGGACCGCTCACTGGCGAAGGAGGTGTTCACCATGTCCGACTTTGCCCGGATCGGGGTGGGCTTCCTCCTGGAGTGCTTCCTGCGGGACATGGACGCCGAGGACCAGGAGGAAATCCGGCGAATCATGGCCCGGGCCTCAGGACCGGAATGGGTGAAGCGGGTCGACAGGCTCGACCCGACCGACGTCGCCGAGGAGTACATCGACACCGACATCGAGTTCCTGACCACCGTCTCCAACTACGCCCACTCGACCCGGCTTCGTGACGAAGCCACCCGCAAGATCGTCCAACTTCAGGCCAGGAAAGGAACCCCATGAGTCCATCAGAGCGTTTCGGCGTCCGCATCCATCCAGACACGGTCGTCCTCGCGAAGGAGATGGGACACGTCCTCCACGACAACCTGGACACGGTCACCAGCCCGACCATGTCCAACATGGTCGACTACGCCTTCATGTACTGGGCCGCGACGACCCTGCCCGACGACGACCCACGCAAGAGCCGGTACCTACAGAAGTGCCGTGCCGGTGGCCTGACCGAGGTGTTCGACTCCCTATGGGGCGAACTCGCCGAACTGAAGGACGACGTCGTGGGCTGGAAAGAGGAAGCCCTGATCTACGCCCCGACGGAGGAATCCGAAGTCCTGCCGCACTGACTGGTACCTGGAACGCGCACCAATGAGGGAGAACGACAATGAGAGATGACACCTATGGCGGGCATCACCGTGTTCGGGTTCTGGGCGGGCACAGGCACGGTCCTGGTCGGCCTGCTGTGCGCATGGCTGCTGAGGCTGGCCGATGAGTCATGAACTCCCGGCCTGGGCGGACGAGCTACGTCCGCACCAGGTCGACGCGATCGCCGAGATCCTGGACCACTACCAGCACGGCGTGAAGATGGTCGTGCTCGACGCCCCCACCGGCAGCGGGAAGACCCTGATCGCGGACGTGGTGCGCCAGGAACTGGGCGTCCCGAAGACGCTGTACGTCTGCTCCGGCAAGGCGCTCCAGGACCAGTTCGCCCGCGACTACCCCGAGTCCCGCATCATCAAGGGTCGCACGAACTACACGCCGAACAAGGTGCCCCGCATCGGGAAGATGGCGCTGACCTGCGACGACTGTAACGGCCCGGCCTGCACCTACTGCGACCCTCAGGCCAGCTGCCCGTACCAGGTCGCCCGCACCGAGGCGTCCATCGCCGAGACGGCGGTGCTGAACACGTCGTACTACCTGGCCGAACTCAACGGGCCAGGGCGGTTCCGTCGCCGGAGCTTCACCATCTTCGACGAGTGCGACACCCTGGAGGAGAATCTCCTGAACTGGTCGCAGCTGGGCATCTCGTCAGCCCGGTGCAAGACCCTCGGTGCGACGATGCCGCCGAAGGGTGCCCACTGGAAGACCCTCGTCGCGTGGGTGCGGGACCACCTGCTCACGGCGGTCGCGCTCCATATCCGGGGCTACAACCTGAAGGACCCGGCCCAGGCGAAGGAGGCCGAGGGCTGGAAGCGGTGGGAGCGGGACCTGGAACGGTTCGTCGACAGTCGAGGCGGTGGTGAGGACTGGACGAAGGAGATGATCGGCCAGAAGCACCAGAGCCTCATGCTCAAGCCCACGATGGTGAGCGGGTTCGGGGAACGCGGGATCTGGCGACACGCGGGAACCGAGGACAAGTGGCTGCTCATGTCGGCCACGGTGCTGTCCGCCGCCGTCATGCTGAAGGAGTTGGGCTGGACCGAGGACTACCAGGTCGTCCGTGTCCCGATGACGTTCCCTGTGGAGAACCGCCCGATCTACAACCTGCCTCTGGCCCCCGTCATCTACGCGGCCACGGAGCAGGAGCTACAACGGCTTGCTGGGGGGGTGAGGGGCGTGGTGAACCGGCACCGAAGGGAGTCGGTGCTGGTCCACACCGTCAACTACGCGCTGACGGGACGGATCGTCGCTGCGCTGGAGGGCACCGGGCGCAACGTCCACTTCTATACCAACGCCCGAGAGCGGGAGGCCGCGGTGGACGCATATCGACATGATCCTGGCTCCGTCATGGTAGCTCCGAGCCTGGATCGTGGTGTCGATTTGCCCGGCGACATGTGCCGCGTACAGGTCATCGCGAAGGTCCCGTGGCCCAACAGCAAGGATCGACGGGTGTCTGCACGCCTTGACGCCGACGGCGGGCAGGCATGGTACGATGTGCAAACCATACGCACCCTTGTGCAGATGACAGGTCGTGCTGTACGCTCAGCTGACGACACTGCTGTCACCTACATCCTTGACAGCAAGTTCACAGATCTGCACTCGAAACATCACCATATGTTCCCGAAGTGGTGGAACGATGCCGTCTCGACGCCGTTTCAGCCGCTCGAACTTCTTAATGCAAACACGTAACCAACACACTCAGGGAGTACCACTGTGGATGACAGCTTCAAGACCAGCACCGGCCTCGCCGACGAGATGCGCCTGGAGGTGCGGGACGCGGCCTTCGTGCTCGACCCGAAGTACAACCGGGACGGCGAACTCATCCCGCTGCTCAAGCTCACCGGCATCGCCACGATCGACGGCGTGCCGCGCGAACTGAGCGAGACGTACGGGGTCGGCAAGGGCTGGACGATCGACGCCGACGGGTCCCGGGCCACGTCGGCCACGCACTCGAAGTTCAACTCGAACACGGCGTACGGCAAGTTCATCGACGCCTTCGTGGCTGTGGACGGGGCTGTGGACATCCTGGACAAGATCCCCGGGGCGTCGGCGCTGGTCGCCGAGACGTGGGTGGGGTTCACCCTGGACCTGGAGCGGTCCGAGCCGGAGACGTTCAACATCCGCGGTGAGGCCAAGCCCGTCACCCGCAACGGCATCCTGTTGCCCGTCGCGGTCGTGGCGCACAACACCCTCGGCGTGCAGCAGGAACTCCCCGACGCCACCGCCGACGCGACCCTCCCGGCCGACGTGAAGTCGGAACTGGAGAACGTCGCGCTGAAGGTCGACACGTTCGAGGAGTTCATCGCCGCCGCCTACGAGTTGGGCACGATCGACGGTCAGCCCTTCGAGGACCACGTCGCCGACGACAGCCCCGCCGGGTTCTACGCGACCGTCAAGGCGTAACGGTGGGGGCCGAGTACGGCCTCCGTCGGGTGGAGCGCCCCCCGGTCCCGCGTCGGGGCGGGACCGGGCCGCGCAAGTCCGCCCTGATGGGCGAGATCGAGAAGGTCATGGCCGAGCCGAACACCTGGTTCGCCGTGGCCGTGTACCAGTCGCGGACCGGGGCGTACTCAGCCGCGGCGAGGATGCGGAAGCGGGAGTGGGCGATGCCGATGGTGTTCTGGCCGGTGAGCGAGGACGCGGGGTCGAGCGAACTGTTCGTGAAGGCCATCGCTGTCACACAGGGTGGGGAGGATGAGGAATGAGTGACGCGTTCTTCGACCTGACCGACATTCAGAGCAAGACGTTCAAGGAGATGCTGGAGCTACGCGAGGAGGTGTACCGGCTGCGGGCCGTCGTCGCCGCCCTCCTCGCCATACCCGACGAGTGGGCGGCCGAGAACCGATCGTTCGCCGCCCAACGGCTCCGTTCCCGCATGGCTGTCGTGGTGGAGGGGGAGCAGTGACCTACATCGAGCACGCCGAGCGCAAGATCGTGGAGCAACGAGCGGAGATCGACCGGCTGCGGGCCACCAACGAATCGCTGCGGGCCGTGCTCGACGGCGTGGGCCACAACCAGGCCGCTGAAGTCGTGCGGCTGCGGGCCACCATCGCCGCCCTCCTCGCCGACGATCCGGCCCTGCCGAACCTCGGGTTGGCGACGACACGGGATCTGATTGAGGAACTGACCGCCCGCATCGACGTGGACTACGCCTCGGGCGGCGGGGGACTCGACTACTCCACGGTCGGAGGACGACCTGGCATGGCTGCTGTGGTGGAGGGGGAGCGATGAGCGACCGGCACATCATCGTGTGCAGCAGCACCACCCGCGACCCGGTCCTCGGATCGCGGCACCTGACCTGCGCGTACTGCCCGACCCGGATCTGGGTCGCGCCGTCTTCCCTCGCGACCGACGGCACCCCCGTGTGCTTCGCGTGTGCGCAGCGGCTCATCGACGCGGACCGTGACGAGGTGGTCCTCATGCCGGTCACGCCCGAGCAGGAAGCAGAGATCGTGATGTGGAGGGAGATGCACGGTGAGTGACAACAGGCCGAACGTGTACGAGGACGCCGACGGGACCTGGGTGTACCGCGCGTCGTCCGTGGGGCAGTGTGAACGTGCGCTGCTGCATGCCAGGATCGGGCGGGCGGTGTCTCCTCGCAGCGAGAAGCTGGGGGCTGCGATGGCGGCATCCGCCCGTCTGGAGGGTCCCATCGCCGACGCGCTGGCCGAGCAGTACCAGATCGTCGTGACCGACAGCCAGACCGAGGTGGAGGTCCCCGTCTCCCCCGGTGTGGTGATCCGCGGCCACATCGACGGGTTCGGCACGACCGAGCACCGGTCGGGTCTCGTCGAGATCAAGGCGTTCGGTGAGGGGTTCTGGAACGAGTGGCGGAAGGGCGGTATTCAGGCGTTCCCTACCTACGTGGCCCAGTTCCACCTGTACTGTGCCGGTCTAGTCTCAAGCGGGTTGCCGGACCTGAAGGGAGGGTGGTTCGTCGTCGGGAAGAAGGGGGAAACCGGGCACCTGGAATCCCACCTCGAAGGACGGCCGCAGGTCCGCTACGAGTGGGTGGATTTCAAGCCCGCCGTCGTCGCGAAGATGGTGGCCCGCGTGAAGCGCGTCGAGGCGGCGTACGTGCGCATGCAGGAGGGCGAGAGGGCTGATGAGGAACTGGACTGCCCGGGTGCGTTCGGCTGCCCGTACTGGACGCTGCACGACCCTGACGACCGGCCAGTGGAGGTGCACGTCGACCTGAACGACCTGATCCACCGGTACGGCGTGCACAAGGTCACCCAGGAGACGGCGAAGATGCAGATGGACATGATCCGCGGCAAGGTCGAAGCCATCCTGGAGGCCGAGGGCGTCACGTCGAAGCGCGTGCTGATGGGACCCGAGCAGGCCGCGACCGTGACGATGGTGCCCGAGTCCACGTCCACCACCTGGGACTGGAAGAAGGCCGAGGCCGACGGCGTCGAGATGCCGACCCGCTACTGGAAAGTCAACACCCGCAAGGGCTACGTGAAGATCACACCACCACCAACGGAGAAGACCTGATGCCCATGTACATGTCACCCCACCGATCGCGCGAGCGCATCCTGAACTACGGGTTCGCCGGGTCCGGCAAGTCGCAGGGCATCATCGACATCGCCCGGAACTCGAACACGCGTCTCTGGATCGTCGACACCGACCGCGCGTGGGACCGCATGCTCGACGGTGCCCCTGACATCGAGGGCCAGGTCGCCAGCCTCGCCGACGTGCGCATGGAGGCCCAGGTCAAGGAACTGTCGCAGTGGGAGGTGATGTGCGACGCCGTCACGCACGCTGCGCGGAACATGGGACGCGAGGACTGGCTGGTCGTCGACATGATGTCGGTGGCGTGGCCGTGGTGCCAGGCCCACTTCGCGATGGAGGCGTACGGCAAGGCCATCGACGACTTCATGCTGGAGGCGCGCAAGACCGCGATCCGCATGGAGGCCGAGACGGACAAGCGGTCGAGCAAGTCAGCCTTCGAGGGCATGTCGGACTGGCCTACGATCAACCGCATCTTCGACACGCAGTTGATCGACCCGATCCTGCTGGCCCGGGGGCACGTCTACATGACGGCCGAGCAGGACGACGTGCGCACCAACGCGGGGGAACTCAGCACCTCTGACGAGGTGATGTCGCAGTTCGGGCGCATCGGCAAGATCCCGCGCGGGCAGAAGGGCGTGCCGTACACGGCGCACACCGTGCTGCACATGGGGGCGACGATGGCCGGGGCGTGGGTGTACACCACCGCGAAGGACCGCATCGGTCGCGAGAAGAAGACGATGGCTCCCCTCGCCGAGGAGTTCATGAAGGGCTACCTGGTGAAGGTCGCTGGGTGGCGCAACGAAGCAGCAGTACGCGCAGCAGCTGGGGCTGCCACGACCAGGACGGAGACGGATGATGTTGGTGGCCCCGAGCGAACCGTTGCAGTTCAAACACCTGGGCAAGTCCAGCCCGCAACCTGAGCATTTCGGTGTCGACTTCCTGTGGTGGGTCGGGCACGAACGACGGTTCGCAGGGTGCCAGCGCAAGGAGGTGTCGGACTTCTCGGCATCGGTACGTGATGGTCGTCTGGCGAAGGAACTGGCGCAGTGGGAACCGCTCTGTCAGGTGCTGGTGGTGATCGAAGGGACCATCGAGGTCCACGGCAACGAGGTCATCATCAACGACTGGACGCACATGTCGGTGAAGCAGTGGCAGGCGCTGATCTGGAAGATGCAGGACGTCGGTGCGAAGGTCACCGGCACCGTCAACCAGGCCGACACCGCGGAGATCATCACGATGTTCCAGACGTGGACGAAGAAGGTCGCGCACTCGTCACTGTCCGCGCGGGCCGGGGTGAACAGCACCTGGGGCAAGCCGACGTCGCGCGAGTTCGCCCTGCACCTGCTGCAAGGGTTCGAGGGTGTCGGCAAGGGCCTCGCGGAACGGGTGTACGACCACTTCGGTCGCGTCCCGTTGTCGTGGGACGTCGGCGTGGAGGGGCTGATGGAAGTGCCCGGCATCGGGCAGCGGAAAGCGCAACGCATGATCGGACAACTGGCCCAGGCCGAACGCGCCTTGGCCGTGGAGGCAACATGAAGAAGCTCAGACAGGTAGCAATCGGAGCAGGGCTGACCCTTGCGTCGCTGATGCACGGTGTGCATGCGGGCGCAGCGCCCACCGCTCCACCGAAGGAGGACCCGAGGTGCCACGACGCGGTGAACTTCCTGTGGCCCGAACGGTCACGCGCGTGGGCGCATCGCATCGTGACGCGTGAGTCGCACGGCAACCCGAACGCGCAGAACCGGAGGTCGTCCGCCGCGGGTTGCTTCCAGACCATCAAGATCCACGCGGCGCGTTATCGCAAACTTGGATTCTCCTGGGCGGACCGTTACAACCCGGCCATAAATCTGCTGGTCGCGCTCGACCTGTACCAGGAGCAAGGGGCACGACCCTGGAGGTAGTGCATGACGTGGGACGAAGACGAGTGGGCGGAGTTGGCGCGCATCATCGAGGACAGGTTCCCCGGCGCGCTGCTCCTGACCCCGGATGAACCTACGCGGGGTCGGGGGCGGAGGGGTCGGCGTCAGACCCCTTCGCCTTCGCCCGGGCTGCCAGGAACCGGTCGCGCGCGTCGACGACGGGCTGGTTCGTCGCCCCCCAGGGACGGCGCTGCGGGTTCGTAGGCGCGTCGTGCTCCGGTGCGTCGGGGTCGTACAGGTCCCCGACGCTGCACTCCAACGCGGACGCGAGGGCAGTGACCTGCGGGGGTGACGGGCGGCGCGAGCGCGTCGTCCAGTTGAGCAGCGTGCGGACGTGAATGCCCATCTTGTCGGCGACCTTGTCCAACGTCATGCCGCGCTTGCGGGCCTGCACCAGGATCGGTTGTTCCGTCATGGTCTGAAGCGTAGAACTACTGCCCGGTGAGGTTGGTGACCACGCCACGCTGGATGTCCGCGAGTCCCGCGGGGGTGTACTGCGACACCGCACCCGGGTTGCCGCGCTGGAGGTCCAGGATCTGCTGTTGCAGGGGGCGCAGCTGCGGGTACGGCGACGGGCGCGTCGGGTTCTGCTGTGCCTGCCCGGCGGCCTGGCGGTACGCGTTGCGACGCGACAGTTCCGCCTTCTGCGCCTCGGCGGACAGGTCGATCTCGCGCGTGAGTGTCGGGATGCCGAACGCGGTGTAGTCCAGGCGGCGCGCCGCGTCAGGGTCCGACTGCCGGAGTTGTGCGAGGTCCTGGTTCAGACCGAGCCGACCCGTGACGACCTGGGACTGGGGGATCAGGTTCTCCAGGAACGACAGCCCGATGTTGCGCGTCTCCAACTTCATGCGCCCCGTCTCCGGGTCGTACACCGACTCCGGGTACAGGTTCGCCTGCCCGGTGCGCGGGTCGATGCCGAACTGTTCGAGCGCGGTGGCGAGCACCGGGTTCACCTGCGACGCGAGGCCCGCGAGGGAGAAGAAGTTCCCGACGTCGGCGAACGGGTTCCACCCTGACATGTTCCACGCCGTCTGCACCCCGGGCTTGTAGTCCTGGATGTACATGCCGCGCAGGCGTTCGGGCAGGCCGTCCGCCCAGTCCTTCATCTCGTTGCGGGCGAACGCCGCGGTGACCGCGAGCCGCGTCGGGTGGTCGACCGCGTAGGAGTAGGCGAACTTCATGACGTGCGACATGAACCCGTAGAACGGGAAGATCATCCGCATCGTGTTCCGCTCGAACGGGGTCAGGCTGTCCCAGTTGTACATGAACGACCGGACGGCGTGCTCCGCGGCCAGCTGGTTCGGCAGCACGTTCGTCTCGCCCGTGCCCGCCTTCAGCAACTCCTGACGCATCGGGGTCAGCCCGCCGCGGGACTTCTCGAACTTGTCGAAGTACACCATCAGCCGGTACATGTCATCGACGGTGCCGTTCGCCTTCGTGAGGAACGACGTCATGTCCTCGAACTTGTTGCCCGCCTTCGAGATCGCGGACCCGAGGCCCTGACGCGTCGACTCCCCGCCCGCGAACCGTGCCCACTTCGCCGTGTCCCGGTACGACAGTTCGGCCATCTGCCGTGGCATCTGGGAGAGGGACAGCCGCATCGACTCGGTCAGCTTCGCCATCGCGGCGGGCGTCTCCAACATCTCCGGGTTGTTGATGAACCGGAGGACCTCGCGCGCCTCGCCCAGGTACTTGAGCGGGCTGACGCCCTGCCGCATCGCCATCATGAGGGCACCGCCGAGGACGTTGTACAGCTGCCAGCGCGGGGACAGTGTCAGCACCGACGTGCGGAACACCTTCATCACCGGGTCCCACAACATGTTCACCTGCGGTGGCTTCACCAGTTGGTCGAGCACCGACTTCATCGACTTGTCGATGAGCAGTTCCTCGGTCTGGTGCGCGAAGGACTCGCGCCGGAAGTTCATCATGTTGCGCGGGTCGAACGTCTCGAACTGGTTGGCGATGAGCTTCTCCAGTTCCACCACCTCGGCCGTGCCGTGCCGCGCCGCGCGGGCCTGCGCGATCGCGCGGAACTGCTCCTCCACCTCGGCGCGTGTGCCGACGAACGCGGTGATGCCGTGGTCCGCCGACCCGTTCAGCATGATCTCGATCATGTCGTCCGCGCCGTTCTTCGCGGCCCACTCCATCGCCGCCTTCTCCACCGCGATCGCCATGTCACCGGCTTCGGGGGCGAAGTCGAGCGTGCGTTCCTTCGTCTGCTTCACGGTGCGTGGCTTCGGGGAGATGCGCGGCGTGGACAGTGGCCCGGTCGTGTCCATCTTCGGGACGAACTGCGGGTCGAACCCCTGGTCGCGCATCGCCTGCCACTGGGAGCGTGACTCCTTGCCGAACGTGCGCATGACCTCGGCGACGGACTCGGGGAGTGCGGTGCCCTCGCGCGCGCGCGGATAGATGCCACCGAGGTCCTGCTTCGTGACCCCCGCGGCCCGGGCTTCGGCGAGGTGACGGTCGAGGCGGCCGTAGATCCCCTGTGCGACTTCGTCCGCGAGGATGGTGGCGGCTGCCGGGTCGGTGTTCATCGACTGCGTGAGCGCGTTGGTGAACTCGACCATGCGCTCTTGGGACATCTCCTGGATCTTCGGGTAGAACTTCGCGGGCGCGAGGTGAGACTCCTGGGAGACGAGGGCCTTGTTGAACTTGGCGGCTTGACCGGCGAACGGCTTGAGTGCAGCAGCCGTGTCCGCCGCCTGCTGCGCGCGGTACAGGGCGTTCTTGATCTCGTCGGTGGAGAACGCCATGAACTCGTCGGGGAGGACGACGGACTTCCGGCCGAGGAGGTCACGACGCAGGTGCCGGTACGCGTCCTTGTAGTTCCCGTTGAGCAGGTTCTCATGGAAGCCGCGCATGTCGGCGGGCACGGAGGTCTGACCGGACCGGCGCTTCTTGTACGACGCGATGAGGTCGTCCACGGTGAGGGACTGGTGGACTTCGGGCACCCACATGCGGGCCTGCGCGACCATGTCGGGTGCTTCGAGGCCCGCGGCGCGCAGACCGTTGACGACCTGGGACATGTCGGCCCCGGCCGCGTGGAGGCGCGACAGGTGCGTGTCGATGATGGCCTTGCGCACCCCGGCCACGCCCTTGCCCGCCGTGCCCTTCACCTGCTCCGCCGCGACGTCGTTCAGGAACGCGAGGGTGTCGGGGTGCAGCAGTGACTCCGTATCCTCCAACGCGCGAGTCGCCTCGGTCGCGGCCTGCGCCCGGGACTTGAACACGGCGTGGCGCTGTGCCTGGTTCAGATTGTAAATCTCGGACTTGCCACCGATGTCGACGCGCGCGAACTGGTGGAGGGGGTCGGTCGACCACGGGTTGTCGGTCAGGTACGGGGCGATGATCTTGTCGACGACGGGGATGGACTCCTCCAACCAGCCGCGCTCGAACGCCGACAGGTTCGGGTCGGCCAGCGTCTCGGTCATGCCCTTGTGCTGGATGTCGTAGGTGATCTCCTGTCGCCGCTTCGCCCACTGCGTGTCGGAGTACCCGGACAGTTCGCGGACACTGTCGGGGTCCAGGTACTTGCGGCGCAGCTTGAACACGTCGGGCACGGCGATGAGCGACGCGTCCTTCGGGGTGAGCGCACCGGGGACGAGGGATTCCTGGGCCTCGGCCGCCCGCTTCGCACGCGCCGCGTACGAGTGGGGGTTGTCCAGGTCACGCCACATGACCGAGTCGGCGTTCATGATGTCGGCCAGCGTGTTCGACATGAGTGACGACAGCGACGACACGGTCTGCGCGGTGGTGCCGGTGCGGGACCGCATGGCCTGGCCGAACTGGGACTGGCGGAAGCCGAGCTTGGCGCGGTCGATGACACGACCGAGGGGCGTGTAGTCGGTGGCGAGTTCGGCGAGTGACACACCAGGTTCGACGTAGCCGCCCTCGGTGGCCCGCTGCGCCTTCTTGAACGCGGCGACGCGGGCCTGGAGGTCAGGGCCGGTGAAGCGTTGCGTACGGCCCAGGCGTGCGGCGTCGTCAGCGGCCTGCTGTGCGACGAGGGACTCCTCCGGGGTGAACCGGCGGCCCAGGGCGATCTCGGGCGTACGCGTGGACGTGAGGGTGTCTCGCAGGGCAGCGGGGAGGACCTTCGCCTTGGCGTAGGGGGTCAGGTCCAACACGTTCATCAGCGGGTTCTCCGCGATCTCCGCCCAGTCCCCGGCCAGGATGTTCGACCCGGCGTACACCCCTGGGATCAGGTTGATGCCCGGTACCTCCTGGAGCTTCTGCGGGTCGCCCGACATGAGCGCCTCGGACAGCTTCATCGGGGCCTGGGGCAGCTGCTTCGCCGTCTCGTACAGGGCGAACGGGAGCTTCGGGATGCTGGTGAAGATTTCCTTCACGTCGCCGACCGCGTTGCCCATGATGTCGCCCAGCCCGTGCCCCTTCTCCGGGACCGGGTTGACCGGCTGGAGGGTCTGGCCCGCGAGCAGCAACTCGACGGCTTCGGGGGCGGACGTGGGCTTCTGGCCGCGCTGGATGCGCTGGGCCTGGAGCTTCTGGAGTGCCCCCATCGACTCGTCGCCGATGAGGCCCGGGTACTGGGCCAGGATGCCGGACAGCTTGTCGTTCAGGCGGCCGTAGGACCGGACGTTCTCCGGCAGGGCCTTGTTGTACGGCGAGCCGACAGTGGCCGGGACGGAGAACGCCTCGGCCGGGATCTCCTCCGGGCCGAACTGCATCGACTGCCCCCCGGAGAGGGACAGCATGATGTCCGACAGGCGGGACACGGCCTACCTCCCCGCGAGGGCGGACTGGTTCTTCTGGAACTCCGCCATCATCTGGAGCGACACCGGGTCCACCTCCGACGACGACGTGCTGCCCTGCTCCGGGAACGCCTTCGCCAGTTCGATCTGGTTCAGGCGCTGGCGGATCATCTCCTGCATCGCGAGTTCCTGGTCGATCGCCTTCGTGATCGGCTGGTACGGAATCGCCATCTTCTGCGCGTTCAGGTACTCGATCATCGCCTTGTCCTGGGAGGTGCCCGCGTGGCGGTAGAAGGCCGCCTGCGCTGGACCCATGCCCGCGCTGGCCTCGTTCGTCGCGGCGGTGTTCAGGCCCGCCCACTTCGAGTAGTCCGCGATCTGCTTGTCGACGTCGTTGAGGGCCATCTGCTGGAGGGCCATCGTCATCTGCGGGGTCATCGTGAACTGGGGGGACTGGGCGGTCTGGGCGGCGGCGGCCGCCTGCTCCTCGGCTTCGAGAGCCTGGGCCTGGGTGACCACCTCCTTCATCTTCTCCAGGGCCTCCTTGCGACCCACGCCCGACTCCACCTCGGACCGGTACCCCGACACCGCGGTGGAGAACGACTGCGTGTCGACGTCCTTGTCGCGGAGCCAGTCCTTCAGGTCGTCCTCCTCCGTGCGGTCCGACGCCCACAGGGCGTTGCCCAGGCCGTACGCACCGGCACCCAGGGCAGCGACCCCCCAGCCCGCCGGACCGGAGATGCCCAGACCCGTCGCGATGAGAGGAGCGAGGCCCGCCGCGACCGGAGCGGCATGACCGAACCCTCGCAGGCCCTGCCCCCAGTCCTGGGCCGTGCTGCCCGGGGACCCCATCTGACCCTCGATCTTGGAGGCCAGGGCAGAAGCACCGGCACCGACACCCATGCCGACGAGTGCCGGACCGACCGCGCCCCGGACCGGGCCGTTCTTCGCGATGAGGTTGCGCGCGCCTTCACGGGTGAACCAGTTGCCGACGCCTGCGAGTTCCGGGTTCCACGGAGCGGCGTTCTTGCCGAACGCACCCTTGATGCCGAACGTGCCCGGCGCGCGGGGAGCGGTGGTCGGGGCCTTCCCCCAGATTTCGTCCGTGTCGAGCGCGTACTTGCCGATGTCGATGCCACCGGTCGGGGATGCCGCGGCAGGACGTGTCGGGATCTTCGGTGCGCCCGCGGGGGTCGCGATGTCACCGAAGTCGGCGGCCAGACCCGACGCGCGAGGCGCGCCCGCGGGGGTGGCAACCTCCTCGAACAGACCTGCCGCGGTACCCGGGGCGCGGGGAGGGGGGGTGCGCAGGCCCGACGGCGTGACCGCCTCACCGAACGACGCACCGCCGCGCGTGGTGATCCCACCCGGACCGAACGGCATCGTGGCCTGCACGGCCGGGGCCGGGCCTGCGGGCATGAACGACGCGGGCTTGCCGACACCGGACAGCATGCGCTGCGGAGCGGTTGTCGCGATCGGCTCGAACGACGGGATGGTGCCCGTCGGGATCTCGATGGGGGCCGTGATGCCGGGGAGTTCCGGGGTGAGGGCCTGACCGAGCGAGCCACGCGCCGGGCCGAGGATGCGACTGCCCGGGGCCGCGTCGGGACCGGCCTTGCGGGGCAACTCGAACGGGTTGCCGAGCGCATCGGTGAGAGGTGGTCGGGTCGGGACCTTCGGAGGGCCGACGCCGCCACCCGTGCCGCCGACGGGGCGGGTCGGGATGCGCTGACCGGGGACCGGCTGGGCCGGGCCACCGGGAGGGAGGGGTTCCGCGGTGAGGGCCTCGCCCAGGTTCAGGTGGGACGCGTCGCCCGGGCCGATGTCGGGCAGGCGGTTGATGGGCTGGTAGTTGTCCCACCCGTCGGCGACCGCGATCTTGTTGATCGCCGCGAACTCATCCGGTGCGCCACCCGACGCGACCATCTGCCGGGCCTCCGCCATGAGTCGCTGATGCCGGAGCTTCATCTCCTCAGTGACAGCCTTCGACCCTTCCGCACCCCAGAACGGTTCGTGCCCGGTGTGGAGTTCATACGCGAGGGACTGCTGGAGGTTCTTCGGGACGCGCGTCGCGTGGCCTGGGTTGCCCGCCTGCTTCAGGTACTTCTCCCAGGGCTGGGTCTTCAGACCGCCACGGGTCGCGTGCGCGTCGACTGGGGGCAGGTCGACCGACAGGCCCGTGCCCTCACCGCGGGCCATGCGGCGCGCCACGGTTTCCGGTCCCGCACCCAGGCGCTCCCGGTCCGAGCCGACGATCTCCTGCACCGGGCCTTCCGGGTCGAAGCCGCCCTTGATCTCCTTCGGCAGTTCGTCCGCCGCCAGGTCCCAGTTGCGGACCGCCTGGGAGTAGGTGCCCGTCGCGCGGTTGTCCGCTTCCGCGAGGGTCATCTCCGGGTTCGTCTCCATCAACGCGCGACGCGTGTCGGCGACGCGGGACTGACGTTCGGCGGACTTCGCGATGTCGGACTTCTGCGCCTTGCCGCGCTGGGTCAGGTCACGCTCGCGGCGCAGCTGCTCGTCGGTCTTGACGGGTCCGGTCTGGAAGTCCTTCGCCTGTTGGACCCGGCGGGCCTCCTTCGCGACGCGCTGGTCGCGGGGCAGCTTCTGGAACGCGCGGCCCTGCTTCTCGGGGGGCAGGGTCTTCGCCGACAGGGGTGCCTCGTCCGCGATGCGGGCCGCTTCGGCTTCCTGCTGTGCGGTCAGGGTCTTGCCGAAGTTCCGCTGCCGACCGACCCGGGCGCGCTTGTTCTTCGCGCTGATCTTGCCCGGTTCGGACGGTTCGAGCGGGGGCGCAGGGTTCGGGCCGGTGAGCTTCGCGATCTCGGCGTCCAGGCGGGTGCGCGCCGCGTCGAGCGACTTGTGCGTGCCGACGACCTTGCCGTCCGGGCCGATGACCTGGAACTTGTTCGGGTTCACCTCGCGCAGGGTGTGGTTCGCGCGGGTCGTGATGTCGCGGGGTTCGGGGACCGCCGGAGCGGAGGTGCGGGTGTTCGCCGCGCGGGCTGTCTCGCGTTCGGCCTCGCGTGCCAGTTCGGCCTTGCGGGCCTGAGCGGGGGAGAGGGGACGGTTGACCTTCGTGCCCTTCGGCGGTGGTCCCTCCGGGGTCTTCAACAGGTCGACGACGTGCGCGTTCGCCGCGTCCTTCGAGGGGAGGTTCGCGACCGTCTCACCGGTCCGCCCGTCGATGACGTCCCAGCCCTTGAACCCGGACTTGACGGTCCTGCGGACGTCGTACTCGGACGCGTTGACGACTTCCGCGGGGGTGAGGTCGGGGGGGCCGGTGCGGGTGGAGGGCTTCGGGCGCGTCGGGGTCTTCGCTGTCGGCTTGGTCGGCTTCGTCGGCTTCGTCGGCTTCTTCTTGTTCGAGGTCGGCATGACCTATCTCCCGTACCAGGCGTTGGCGGTGCGCTCCTGCTCTGACTGCGCCCACTTGAAGTAGTTCACGTAGTCGACGAACTTCTGCCACGCGACCTGTGGGTTCCCACCGGACTCCCAGTTGGCGACAATGCCGATCTTCTTGAACTCGTTGTCGTCGATGCCGAGCACGTTGGTCGACGCCCACGACTTCTTGAGCGACGGCGTGAACGGGTTGCCCTGCTCCCCGAACTTCGCGGTCGGGACGTACGTGCGCCCGTCGGGCATCTTCGGGGCGGCGGCGGCCGCCTTGTTCGCGGACGTCGGGCCGCCCCACCCGTACTGCTGGGGGGGTGGCGTGCCGAACATGCCCGTCTCCGCGGCGGACGTGCGCAGCGAGTCCTTCTGCGCGTTGATCGCGGCGATCTCCTGCTGGTGGCGGGCCTGCGCGGCACGTTCGATCGCGCCCGCGCGTGCGATGTCGGCAGCGGCCTGCTTCTTCGCCGCGGCCTTCTTGTCCTTCGCCTCCTTGGCGCTGATCTGCTGGGCCTTCTGGCGGTGGTCGATCTCGTTGATGTCGCGCCAGTAGCCGAGGACGAGGAGCTTCTTGCCGACGTCGATCTGGGCGATCTGGTTGTCGTACTCCTTGGTCCGGTCGCCGATGACCTGGTCGGCCTCGTCGAGTTCGCGGATCTGGCTGATGCGCTTGTCGGTGAGCCGGTTCTTGTCCTCCGCGATGAGGCCCATCGCGGAGGTCCAGTCCTTCATGATGTCCGCGCGGTCCATCGCGTAGCCGCGGGACCGGGACCCCGAAGCACGCTGTCCCATCTCGGATTCGCGGGTGTTGGTGTCGCGACCGCGGGTGACCTGGCCTTCCTGGATGTTGTACGTGGACAGGTCGGCGTTGTAGTTCGTCTCGACGGACTCGCGCATCTTGCGGACGATCTCCGGCTGGCGCGCGTTGGCCGCCTTCGCGTCGTTGAACGCGGCCTCCTTGAGGCGCTGCGTTTCGATGTCGAGCGCGAGCTTGTCGGCCAGGAACTTCTTCTGGTCGCCGTTCTCGGCCAACTGGTTCTGGAGGTGCGCCATCGCCGCGTTGTAACCGGCGTCGATCTCGGCCATGCGCGCCGACGCGGTCGCGCGGGCGTAGTCGGACTCGGCGGTCGCGGCGGCCAGGTCCATCTTCGACGAGGCGAGGTCCATGCCGGTCATCGCGTTCGCGTACGCCTCGATCTGCGACGCCCACTGGCTGTTGTACTTCGGGGTCTGGGACGCGGCGGCAGCCTGTTTGGCGGCCCAGTCCTGACCCACCATCTTGCCGACGGCGCTGAGCGTGCCCCCGCCGAGGCGCTTGCCGTTCGTGCCCCGGTCGTTGCTGGTGTCGCGGAGGGTCTGCGACGTCGCCTTCTTCGCCTGGGCCGACACGGACTTCGGGCCGCCCAGGTCGGCGATCGTCATGGCCCCGCGGGCCTTGACCTGGGCCGGTGTCGGCTTCGGCTTCGCCCACGCGTACGTGGTGGGCTTCGTCGCCGCGGTGGCGCGCGGCTTCGCGAAGGACGTGGGCTTGCGAGGGTCGGAGAACGTGTACAGGCCGGACCCGGAGGACTTGAACGGGGTCGTCATGATGTGAACCCTTTGACGGAGGCCAGGTGACCGGACTCAGACCCCATCGTCGTGCCGCGGTAGTCGGAGAACGGGGTGCCCGCGCGCGACGCGGGGGAGGTGGGGATGCCGACGGTGGGCTTGCCGGGCTGGGCGACCTTCGCCGCGTTCGCCGGGCCGGGGAGCGGGGTGACGGCAGGCGTGGTCGTGATGCCGTTGGCCTTCGTCTGGTTCGGGCGGAACGGGGCGGGCACGGGGAAGGACCGAGGATTCTGCGGCTGCTGGGTGGGGAGCCGGGACTGGGCCAGGATCGCGTTCTGGTACGACGCCCACGGGGTGGGGGACGGGCGGACGAGAGGTGTGACGATGTTGGGGGACGGGGTGCCCGGCGGGGACGCCTGAGTGGCGCGCCCGGCCCCCGCGAGGATCTGGCCGAGGTCCACTACCAGCCACCCTGCGCGAGCCAGGCGGGCAGGTTCCCGGAGACGGGGGAACTGATCTGCCCGGCGGCCTCCACGTACCGACGCGACCGCTCCATCAGTCGGACCACGTTCGCCTCATACAGCTGGAACGCCGTCTGCCACTCCGGGTTGCGATCGGTGCGTAGCGCGCGGAACTCGGCGTAGTCGACGACGAGGTCTTCCCACCCGGCCTGCACGGGGAGCGGGGCGTTGTCGTTCACCGTCTCGATGGGGGTCGAGTAGTAGTGGATGCGCAGGTTCGCGGAGTCCGACGGTGTCGGGTACAGGACGATGGAGAGTTGGGGCGGGTAGCCCTTCGTGGTGTACGTCCACGGCTCCCCCATCGACGACTCCTGGGACTCCCACCACACCTCGTCCATGTTGTTGAAGTCGCGGTACTCCAGGGCCTTGATGTCGTCGCTGTTCGCCGACTCCCATTCGACGCGGTAGATGCGGAGGAGGTCCGGGGGGCACGGGACGATGTTCACGCCGGGGATGACCGGGTTGAACTGGGCGGAGACGAGGACCGTCTCGGCGCGCCGGGACAGGTCCGTGACGCCCTCGTTGATCCATGTATTCAGGCGCGCGTCGGTCCAGAACGTGGCGGTTTCCTCGTCGAGGCGGTCCCGGAGCCTGGTACGTGCCTGGAGCAGGGTCAGGGACATGGGGCCAGTCTCTCAGGTGAACTTGGTGGTAGGGAGGACTTCGGTGACGGAGAGGGACCAGAAGTCGTTGGCGTCCATGATGTGGGTGCCGCCGCCCGTGCCCCACGCGATCTGGACGCTGTGCTTACCCGACGGCATCGTCTCGATCTTGTTGACCCCGGTGGTCAGGCGGTGGGCGTTGATGGCAGGGGGGTGGGAGCCTCCGATTCCCCCGCTGTACGCGATGCCGTTGAACAAGACGTTGAAGTACGACATGCCCGAAGGGTTGTGGTAGCTGGTGATGTTCAGGTGGAACAGCACCGCCGTCCACGACTCCTCCTTGTAGAACACCGACGGGTACACGCGTGGCGCGTCGATGCGGAGAGTGGTGAGCGCGGTGTACCCCCCAGCGGTCGACGAGATGGTCGTGACCGGACCGACGCCGTTATAGACCTGCGGCTCGAAGACCGGCGTGCGGTCGTACCGGGACTGGACGTGGTCGAAGTTCGCGTGGACCTGCTCGAACGTCGCCGCGCGCGGGTACGGGTAGTAGAAACGGGACTGTCCGCCGAGCGCCATCAGTTCACCCGGGGCAGGGACTCGCGTGGGGTGAACACCATGTCGACGGAGTGCACCGACGGGAGGGGACCGTTGCCGTCACCGGTCGCGACGATGGACAGCGTCGTGCCCCAGTTCGTGCCGCGGGTGGAGTTGCGGTTCCGCACCGCTGCGTCGAGCCGGTACGACTGCGGGTGGTCGGTCACGTCGAACGTGACGGTGGAGGACGCGTCACCGCCTTCGACGACGAACTCCAGACTGCCGCGACCGGACGCGACGACCTTGATCTCGCGACAGATCATGGAGCGGGAGTCGAGCAGGTCGGGGAACGGGTGCGACTTCCACGACCAGGACTCCCCGGCCGCGTCCTCGTACAGGTCCATGTCGTAGCGGCACCAGAGCGTGTCGGAGTCGGCGGACTGGTACGCGGGCACGGCGTACAGGTGGCCGTCGGGGGAGCATTCGTAGTGCTGGTACGGAGGGGTGAGGGGGTTCGGCTTGTCCGGCATGCGCCACCACGCCCCGGAGTCGATGTCGCAGAACCAGTCGTTGGGGACGAACACGAACTTGCCCCACGCGCCGAGCTTGCCGCGACGGTGCGAGAAGAACGCCCGGTCGTACGTGCCGTTGCCGTCGTCGGTCACCCAGAACTTCGGGGGGAGGTTGGCGGACAGCGTGTCGGCCTGGCTGCCCTCGTTCCAGACGTGGCACCCGGACGCGCCGACGTACACGATGCCCTTGCGCGTCGCGACGGGGGTGGAGAAGTACGTGCCGGTCGGGGGGACGGCGGGCAGGTACGTCTCCTGGGACTTGTCGAGATCGCCGCGGATGACCGTCGCGCCACCGTTGATCTGCGTGACGAACAGGGTGGACGCGTTGACGGAGCACAGGCCGGTCACGCCGTAGTCCTCCCCGCCGAACAGGTTCTTGTCGACATAGACCGGCGGGGTACCTGCCCACCCATCATCCACGATGTCGTTCGCCGGGTTGTACGCGACGTTCGAGAAGATCGGCGTGCGGATGACGTGAGCCGGGTTGCCGAAGGTCAGATTGGACTGGTCGGCGGGAGCGGTGGAGAAGGGGAACGAGGGGTGGACGAACCGGAAGACGTGGTACACCGCGTTAGACGTGCCGCCGAGCGGGTTGGAGGCTTTCGTCGACCGGTTCGGCGTGGCCCACAGGGTGAGGCCGTCCGGGTCGCCCCAGGTGAACCAGTCCATCTGCTGGGTGGTTTCGGCGGGACCCCACGCGTTGTTGCCGTTGTACGGGCGGTAGTCGACGCCGTAGGTGGCCGCGCGCCAGAACAAGGTGCGGGTCACCTGGTTGTTCGCGGGGGTCGCGGTGGACAGGGTGTTCCACCCGATGAGCAGGTCGCCGGTCGGCCAGCGCATCTGCGCGTACGGCCCGGCGTCGGAGTAGTCGGGGACCGTGGAGAACCGGTGCTGCCAGCCGACACCGGCCGGGGTGTCGACGGGGAGCGTGCGGTCACCGGCCGGGGACGACAGCACCCAGCCCTTGAACATCGCGTTCGGGTAATACTTGGACGTCCCGCGCGCGTCGAAGAACTCATGGGTCGCGAGGATCATGACGTCGGAGATGCCGTGGTCGACGGTCACGCCGCCCGTGCCGTCGTAGCCGGGGGTGTGGAGCGCGGTCGCGACGATCCAGCGGTAGGGCGCTTCGGGGGGGCGGTGGGTGGAACCCCACTGGTTGAAGTTGTGGCCGGTCGCAGGCCACGGGGAGGCGGTCAGGGCGGCCCCGGAGCCGTTGCGGTACGTCGTGAACGTCGGCGGAGTTTCGGTGCGGTGCCGCATGCGCTTGAACGCCGGGCCGATGCTGCCGTCGACATGGGCGAGGCAGCCCTGCGTGCCCTTCGGCTGGGCCGCACCGGCCGCGACGATCGACGCACCACCGGAGGCCGGGCCACGCTCCTTCGGGTCGACGATCCCCGGCGAGAAGTCCTTGATGGAGACGACGACGTCTTCTTCGGAGGCGACGCGTTCCGGCATGGGGGCAGGCTACGGGAGGTGGTACCGGGCAGGGTCGATGGAAGCGGAGTACGGGATGCCGGAAGCGAACATGGCGGCGGCGAACTCCATCTCGGCCTTCATGACCCACACCTGGCCCTGGAGCCGGATACGCGAGGCACGGAGGTCGGCGGTGTTGAACTTGACGGCCTGGTCGCGTTCGGCGGCGGACTTGTAGTTGCCGATGAGGGACGAGGCTTCGGCCTGCGCGACGGCCGCGTCGAGTTCGGCGAGTTCACTGGACGCGTCGCGGTAGGCGTCCAGGCACAGCGACCAGGACTCGGCCCACGCCTCGGACGGCAGGGTCACGACGTCTTGACGCGCGTGGGGGAGTCGGCCGTGACGGGGTCGGGAGCGGGGGCCGGGTTGGCCGCGGCCTTGGTGCGCTTCGGCGGGGTGGACGGCAGGTCCAGGGTGGACGGGCGGGGCGGCGCGTCCGGGTCAGGGATGGGGCCGAGGGATGGGGTGATGTCGGCATCGGCGGGCATGTCGGCGGTGAGGTGGGAACCGGACGTCGCGGCGGCGGCGGCTTCCAGCTGCGCGATCTGGAGCTTCATCGCGGCGTTCTCCTGCTCGTTCGCGCGCATGCGGGAGACGAGGTAGGACAGGTCGGCCGGGTCGGTGGAGGCGACGGCCCCGTCGTCGGGATGGGTGTACGGGGTGGGCACGACGTTGCCCTCCTCGTCGGTGAACTTGAGCGGGTGGCGCGACTGCCACGCCGCCTCGTCGGAGTAGATCCCGTAGAACGACCGGAGGCGTTCCACCGCGTCTGACCGCAGGTTGCGCCGATCGGTTTCATCGGCGAACGGGTCACCCGCGATGCGCAGCATGTGCTCCCACGGGATGGGGACGGGGAGGTGCGGCTGGACGATGACCTGGCGGCGCTGGAACGTGTAGGTGAACGGTTCCTCGGCCAGGTTCTCCACGGTGATGAACGAGTCAGGGCTGAGCGACATGGGCTGACACTACCTGAGGTCTAGAGCAGAAACGTGCAACCCCCCGGTCCCTGCCGATGAAGGGAGGACCGGGGGGCGGCAACTTCACGCACCAACGTGAGGGAGAACAACTCCCACACAACATCGTAGGGGACTAGAGGACCCCCGGTGACACGAACACCCACGACGTGCCGCCGTTCGTGGAGGCATCGAGCGTGTAGCCGATGTTCTTCACGGTGGCCGAGGGGGTACCGGCGGCCTTCGACGCGCCGAGCGCGGTGTGCCCGACCGCGGTACCGGCGGCGACGACCGCGGAGCCGAGGAGCTTCGCGGGGCCGTACGTCACGACGGTCACCTCGTCACCCGGCTGGGCGGCCTGCTCCGACACGCCCGCGGCCAGCATCGAGTCGACGCCGGACGGGGTCGCGACACGCAGGCCCTTCATGTTGCCCGCAGGTGCGAGGTTGGCCGTGTCGTACACGACGACGGTGTTCGCCGCGATGGCGTTGGCCGCGGTGAACTTGTGTTCCTCGCGGTACCCGGGCGCGTTGGCCGGGCCGCCATACACGTCCTGGAAGGCGTTGAACTCGTTCGTGATCGTGGGCATGTCTGGTCCTCCGGGATCAGGCGGTGATGGCCGAGAGCTTGAAGTTGAGAGCGGGGGCGGTGAGGAGCAGGTTGCCTGCGAACAGCATCTTGGTCGCCATCGCGTCCTGGTCGATCGGGGTCTGGAAGTCCTCGATCTTCATGTCGGCGCGGGGCGAGACGGCCCACTGGATGTAGTCCTCGTTCAGCATGTAGATGCAGGAGTTGTTGCCGACGCCGAGCGTGCACTTCGCGTCGATCACCCAGGGCACGCCGTTGAAGACGAGGTTCGTAAAGCCCGCGGAGTACAGCTGCTCGTCGTACATGACCGGACCCTGCATGGTGGTCTGGTCGGCGACGGCGATGTTGTAGTACCGGTTGTACTGGTCCTTGCGGGACACGATGAGCGACGGGTGGCGGCCGCCGGACGAGGCGGACATGAACGCTTCGTTGAGTGCGGGGACCGTGAGGGTCGCGGTCGTCGCGTCCTCACCACCGGCCCACCAGGAGAACGCCGCGCGGGACAGGCCGCCGTAGAAGCCGCCCGCCGGGTTCGAGGCGTCGATCGCCGCGCCGAGGCCGTCGATGCCGTCACCGCCGACGGTCGAGCCGTAGAGGTCGGTGCCCAGGTTCTCGGCCATCTCCATCTCGGCCTGCACCATCTGGAGCTTCACGTAGTCGGCGATGGCTTCGGGGCTGTCGGTGTGGATGAGCGTGCGGCCGTCGACCGAGACGGGCACGTAATACTGCTTCCACTCCCAGGCAGCGGTGCGCACCGTGTCGTTCGGTGCCATGTTCAGCTGCTGGAACCCGCGGTAGGAACCGCCGTTCTGGAACTTGGAGTACATGATCGGCGCTTCGATCTGTGTACCACCGCGGATGAACCGCTTCGCCTGGTTGATGCGGAAGAACAGGACGTTGGAGTCGTAGACCGCGTCGGTGATCTTCGGCAGGATGAACTGCCGAACGATGGAGGTCACCGTCCCGAGGCCGATGGGTTGGGGCTGTGCCATGCAAGATCCTCCGGGACGGGGTTCCGGGGCGGGAACCACAGCGGTGTAGTTGGCGACACCGTATCAGCGACACTCGGAGGAAACGGGGGATGGTGACCAGACGCGTAACGCCCCGGCTGGGGTGTTACGGGGGCAAGCGAAACGTGATACGGACCCAGCCGGGGCAGCAGGGAAGTTAGCTGCCGTTCTGCATGGCCTGCCGGATCGTCTCCACCATCGCCGCGTCCGGGTCGAGCGGCTGACGACCGGGGGCCATGACCGAGCCGCTGCCCGCGAGCGCGGAGGACCCTGCGTTCTGACGGGTCTGGGAGGCCAGGGCCGCGCGTTCCTGTTCGAGCCGGTCCGCGACCTGCGCGTCGATGCGACGCTGGGCGACGATCGGGTCGACCGCGAGGGCCTGGACGAGGGCCTGCTGCACGGCCTGGCGCGGCTCATGACGCGACGCGTGCTGGATGTACGCGCCGGACTCGATGACCCAGGACTCCAGGCGCGTGCGGTCGTCGGGGGACAGGTACGGGTGCTGGGAGAACCACTCGTCCGCGCCCTGGTTGATGTCGGTGCGGGTGATCTCCAACTGGCGGGTCTGGGCTTCCTGGGCGACCTGGGCCTCGGTCTGTTCGAGCCGCTGCTGGAGTTGGTCGAACCGGGGGTCCGGGGGTGGGAGGTCCGGGTCCTCCTCCCACGCGGGTGCTGGGGCCTGCGCGGGAGGGGGAGTACCGGTCTGACCAGATTGCCGTGCCTGGTAGAACGCGGTGATGGCGGGGACGTCTTCGAGGGGGACGAGCGCGTAGTTGCCGGACAGGACCGCGTCGACCTGGGCGGTGGCCTCCTCGGTCAGGCCGTCGGCCCAGGAGACGAGCGCGCGGGCGCGGTCTTGGTCGTCAGGGTCCCACTCGGCGATGGGGGCGGAGCGGTCGTAGGGGTCCGGGTCCTCACCCTCGGTGATGTCCGCGGACGCGTCGATAGTGGCAGCGGGGGGGGTCGGGGGCGCGACACCCTCGGCCTCCTCCCCGCCGCCCTCCTCACCTGAGTCTTCGGACCTGTCCTCAGGGGGAGTTTCGTCGGACGGGGCGGTCCCGGACGAGGCGTCCGGTGGGGGAAGCACCTCGTCCGAGGCCACGAACTGGGCGACGACCTGGCGTTCGAGTTCGGAGAGCCGGTCGTCGGGGATGTCGAAGGTCTGGGTGGGGTCCGGGTCCGGCTGGGGGACGTCGCTCATGGAGAGCGAGAGTACCGGGTCTGAAGCAACGCGAGGGGGACGTGCCCCCTACTTCTTCGCTTCGGCCTCGTCCTCGTCCTCGGTGGGAGGCGGGGCCGCGCGCACGTCGCGGGTGTCAGGGCTGATGCCCCGGGCTGCCGCGGCCGGGTCGAGCCGTTCGGCCTCGGCCTGGGCCTCGTCGACCTCGACGTCCTCGGCTTCGGTCGCTTCCTTCGCCGCCTTCTCGTCGGCCTTCTCGGCCTTGCGTTCGTCGCGTCGTTCGGTCATGTCACTCCTACGCAGAGCCTGCGAGCAGGCGGGACAACTCGTCGGGTGGGATCACGGGGTTGGAACCGGGGCCGCCCGGGACGTTCTGCGGGGACGGCGGGATCGGTGGCAGACCCATACCCTCCGGGCCGGGTGGCATACCGGGCATACCGGGAGGTGGAGGCCCCATGCCCCCGGCAGGCGGCGCAGGAGGCATGGGGCCTTCCGGCGCGCCAGGCATCGGCGGCGGGACCGGTGCGCCTGGCGTACCCCCAGCCGACATCTCCATCGGACGACGGAGTTCGGCCAGGATCGACGTTTCCAGGGACGTCAGGAACTCCAGGTTCGCGTCCGGCATCGCCTTCGCCATCGCGAGATCGCCGAGGATCGACTTCAGGATCTCCGCGGACGTGTTGGTGGTCTTGCCACCGACAGCCATCAGGGGTGCGGCCTACTTGAGGCCGTGCTCCTTGACCGTGAGGGTGACCGGGTGCTTCGGGTTCGGAGTGTCCCCGTACTTGCCGGTGGAGGTGTGGCCCTTCTTCATGACCGGGGCCTTGGAGTTGGTGTAGGGCTTCGACTGGGCTGCCATGCGGAGGAGTGTAGGGCGGTCAGCGCGGCCAGTCAGGGATGAAGGTCGTGATGGTCTGGTCGCCCTGGAAGGTGCAGTCCGGGCCGACGGTGACGTACAGGTCGTCGAAGTTCGCGGTGACGCCGGTACCGCCACCCATGAGCTTGAACGAGTCGAACACGGTCTTCGTGCCACCGAAGCGCGTGTCGATGCCGGACACCGAGATGATCTCGGCCTGGTTCAGGCGGACCACGACCGACCCGACCGTCTCGTCCATGAACACCTTCGCCTCGATGTACACCCAGGAGGAGACAGGGACGAGGCCGCCGACGGAGTTGCCGATGACCGCACCCGTCGTACCGCCGCGCTGGACGGTGACACTGCCGTCGGTCAGGACGGTGAAGGTGAGGTGGTTCGTGCCGTTCGTGTCGGAGGTGAGTTGGAGGAACGGGCGATTCGAGGTGAGGGAGTTGACCTTGTACGCCATGCCGAAGGTCAGGTGGGCCGACTCGTTCGGGGTGCCGAGCGCGAGGACCGCGTTCCCGGACCCGGTGATCTGACCCATGTTGCCGGAACGGCCACCTGCGACGGACGTGATGGAGCCGCCGGTCCATTCGGTCACGTCGGTGAAGGACTCGCGGAGGACTGAGGTGCACGCGCCGACAGGGACGACGGCGTGCGGGCCGATCCACGGGCCACGGTCCCACATCGTCTGCGACCAGCGCGACACGACCCCTTCCCACTGGTCGTCACCCCACGTCGCCGTACCCCACCGGTCCGTCGTGTCCCAGTCGTCGACCCCCCAGTGGGCCTTGCCCCAGGTGACGCCCGCGCGGACCGGGCCGAACACCTTCATCGGCTTCAGCACCCAGGCCGTGCCGTTCCAGTATTTGGACGGCTTCGTGACCCACGCGCTGCCGGTCCACACCTTCACCGGGTACGCGTTCCAGTCGGACTGCGCCGCGCCCGCGATGACATGACCGAGGACGGTCAGGTTGATGCCGCCCGTGTCGAGCGTGCCGATGTCGGAGTACGTGCCGGGGTTCGCGTCGCGCCAGACGAGTTGGATGCCACGGTTGCCGGACCCGGCGGTGGAGAGATGTTTGACGCCTGCCGTGTAGCCGGTGCCTGCGGTGAGGATGCGGCCCGCGTTGATGAACGCCGTCGCGCCGAACACGACGGATGAGTCGACCGGGGAGATCGCACCGCCGGACACCGCGGTGGAGGTCGTCTCGTTTGACGCACCGTGGGTGAGCGGAGGGGTGGTCGCGTCGGAGAACGCGGCGACGGCGATGGTGTGACGCGACATCGACGGGTTGTGCGCGATGAGAATGTTCGCGCCGACGGGGAGCGGGACGACGAGCACGCACGACGCGAGGGTGACGTTGGATGTCGCACCTGCGGACTGGCGGCCCGACTGCACCGTCCAGGAGTTCGTGCCGACCGAGTCGGAGACGAGGATGGTCGGAGCGGAGGTCGTGATCGACGCGATGCCGACGACGACGAGGGTGCCCGCCGGGAGGGTCTGGGGGACGGGGACGGCGAGCGGCGTGGTCGTGCCGGTCAGCGCAGAGTCGACACCCCACTGGGCGAGAAGGGTGGGCATGGGGGCCTAGTTCGTGTCGACCCAGACGTCACCGACCGCGGGTGCGAGGGGTGGGGAAGTACCGGTGCTGACCTTCACGCCGATGTTGTTGGCGGTCACGTTGCCGACGGCCTGCACGTCCTTCGCGACGAACACGTCGCCGTCGCCGTAGACCGCGAACAGGTTCGTGTTCAGGTTGCGGTCGTCGGAGACTTGGAGGACGGGGACGGTCATGTCACGGTTGCCGTCGGCCGTGAATTCCTTCGAGTAGCAGCGCAGCGCGACGGTCGTGGCCTTCGCCGCGATGGCGCGGATCTCGCCGTACTCGTTGAAGTACCCGGTGCGGCGGATGCGGGTGCCGTCGTCGTAGTTGAAGCGGAGGCGTTCCGGCCAGGAGGAAGTGGCGGTGTTGTCGTTGCGGATGTTCAGGTTGCCGAGCACGTCGGTGAGCGCGACGAGTTCGACGGGAGTGTCCGCGGTGCCGTGGGACACGTCGCCACCGCCCGTGCCGCCACCTCCGATGACGTCGACCCAGGTGCCGCCGACATTGACGCGTAGGACTCCCATGTCGACTCCTTAGGTCTTGATGATGAAGTGGATGCCGCGGACCGGGTGGACGGTGTTGTGGCCCTGGTTCGCGCCCTGGGCGGCGATGCCGTGAAGGTGGTTGATGTCGGTGCGCCCCGTACCCCACCGCGAGTTCATCGTGCCGCCCGTCAGAAGGCCGCCGATGTGGGAGACGGGGCCTTGCGACGTGACGAGCATCTCGCCACCGTTTTCCGCACCGTGAGTGTGGCCCGAATCGCGGTCCATCGCCCCCGTGTAGCCACTGTGGTTGTGGGACGGCATCTGGTTCAGGTCGATGGCGACGGACTCGTTCCCCCACGCCTGGCCCATCGTGTAACTGTTGCCCTGACCGGACGGGCCGACACCGACCGGGGACCGGCCGCGGAGATCGGGGAGCACGAAGTTCGGGCCGGAACCGCCGAAGTTGTACGCGATGGCCGCGAACAGCGCCGGGAACGCGATCGTCGTGAGGGTCTGGCCCTGGCAGAGGAGCCACCCGGTCGGGGAGGACAGGCCACCGAACATGGCGACCGTGCCGGTCGGCGTGGACGACATGGGAATCCAGGCCGTGCCGTTCCAGGTGGAGTACAGGTTCGTGTCCTGCGAGTAGGCCATCTGGCCTTCGACGGGAGCGGTGATCGCCGCGTCGCGGTCCAGGTCCGACGCGAAGATAGGGACGCGGCCCTCGTAGTCCGAGTCGGCGTCGTAGTAGATGCGACCGTCGGTGCCGGTGGTGAGATCGTTGCCCGGATCGGCCGAGACGGTCGTGATACCCGACGGACCGGGGGGGCCTTGAGGGCCGGGCGCGCCGACGGTCAGGTCGACCCACTCGTTGCCGACGCGCGCGCGCAGGACACCCATCAGGGCACCACCGGATCAGCGTCAGGGTCGTACCAGAGTTCGTAAGTCGGGCCGGGTTCCTCCGTGCCGATCTTCACCTCGTCGAGCGCGCCGAAGTCCGGGTCGGACGACGGGTCGTACCAGAGCAGGTAGGAGAACCCGGGGTCGGTGTCGGTGACGATCACCTCCGCGGGAATCGTCATCCACTTCATGTCGTAGTCGGTGGAGGACGCCTTGACGAGCGCCTGGTCGGTCGTACCGCCGGGGATGATGCCGAGGCCCTGCGGTCCGGCGATGCCGGTGGGGCCAGGGGGGCCGAGGGGGCCTTGCGGACCTGACGGACCGGGGGAGCCGGTCGGGCCTTTCATCGTGCCGCGCTGGGTCCAGGAGGACGCGCCGGTCTTCTCGTAGAACGCGCCGGACACGGCGTCGATGTACCAGTCGCCGACGTTGTACGAACCGTCGGGCGGCGGGCCGGAGGACGAGTACCAGCCTTCGCCCTGACCGGCGGGACCGGTCGCGCCCGTGACACCCTGCGGGCCTGCCGGACCGGCGGGGCCGGGAGGGCCGGTCAGCCCCTGCGGGCCGTTGGGGCCAGCCGGGCCGGGGGCACCGCCGCCGAGTTGGCCGCCGATCTCCCATCCTTGAGTCGGCATGTCAGGTCGGACTCGCGATGACGTTGATGGTGACCGCGGACGGTGACCACAGGTACACGGCCTGGTTGCGGACGGTGAGGGACAGGAACTGGGTGGAGACGATCTGGAAGTTGGTCGTGTTGACGGTGGGGGTGAAGCCGACCGTGATGGTCACGCCGGACGTGTTGTGGATGATGATGTTGACCGGCGACCCGCCCGCGCCGGAGTTCAACGGGATGAGCGGGGTCGCCCCGTTGACCGGGAACGCGGAGTTCGAGATCGGCTGGATCATCATGGGGACAGGGCCTCAGGCGTAGTCGGAATCAGCGGGGAGGTCGACGGGCTGACGGTGCAGATCGCGCTCCTCGCACTCCATCTCGTACTCGTCGTCGGAGCGGTACTTCTTGATGACGTACCAGTCGTCGGAGATGGAGGACTGGAGCGGGGACGCCGGGGTGTCGCCCGACCCGAGCCGCGTGTTCTTGCCGAGCTTCGCCATGTCAGGCTCCTGCTACGAGGACGTCGACCGAGATGGCCGACTGGTCGGAATGGTTGTTCGCCTGGTTCGACAGCGCCGTGTAGACGCGGAGCTTGCGGGAGGTCCGGTCGTAGTGGACGAGACGGGCCGGGTGCGCGTTCGCGTTGACGCCGTGACCGGTGAAGATGTGGGCGATGCGGGTCAGGCCGAACTGGGCGGGGGTGATCGGGTAGCCGCCCGTCGGGTAGTCGTCGTCGAACGTGACGCGGGCACCGACCAGGCGGATCGGGGACGGGGACGCGGTCGTGATCTTCACCGTGAACCCGGAGGCCGGGTCAGCAGGGGAGGAGATCGTGAGCGGCATGGGGCGAGGCTACTGGGGGGCTGCCTGGGCGGTGAGCATGGCCTGGCGTTGCTGCATGACCCGTTCGTACACCTGCGCGTAGTGCGGCCAGCGGTGGGCCTGGAGGAGCGCGATCTCGTCGATGGCACCCGCGGAGAACAGGAAGTTCGCCTTCTCCGCCATTGCTTGTGGGGAGATCGGGAGTTGGGACCCGGCGTTGATGTTGAGTTGGAACTTGAGCGGGATCGCGCCCTGTTCGGTGTCGGTCATGAAGTGCCGGGAACGCAATGCCAGGGTGGTGCGCTCCCCGGTCGGACCGACAACTGCCACGGTCCGGGGGACTGTGTAGTTACGCACCACCAGCTGGGCGTACTTGGTGAACGCGGATCGAAGGCAATACTCCATGTTGCGGAGGGCCAGTCGGATGCGGACGAACGAGGACTCCTGAACTGCATTCATCACGTCCGTGGAGTTGCGACCCGTGGGCACGGTGCCGCGGGTCATGGCGGACAGGCCGCTGATCTTCTCCATCTCGGCCAGGTGGAACTCGATGAGCCACTTGTGGGCCTCGGCGACCGCGGGCGGGTCCATCCAGTCGACGTCACCGCCGTCGCCGACCTGGATGCGCGTGCCCGGACGGTTCGTGATCGGCGTGCGGTGCAGGAGGGACCGGACGTTGTCCTTCAGGATCGGGTTACCGGTCAGTTCGAGGTTCTGCTGGATCGCCGCGAGGGACCGGTTGATCGCGATTTGGGACGGGGTCAGGTCCTCCACCATCGACCGGCCCCAGAAGCTGCCGGTTTCGTGCTGCACGAACCGGTCGTACGGGTGCCAGTTGTGGCCGAACAGGTTCTCGGCGGAGTCGTCGAGCAGGACGCGGTTGCCGCACACGACGACGCAGCGCCACATCTCCTCGGTGGAGGTCGGGTACGCGGTGTCCTCCGCCTCGTTCGGCATGTGGACGTGCTCGCGCATCCAGCACTCGAACACGGTGACGGGCTGGGAACGGACCGGGTCGACCTTGTCGCGTGACTGGCCGGGCAGGCCGTAGGAGGGAGTGTGCCCGGAGATCGCGCCCGGGTTCGCCATCGGGAGGGAGGTGGAGGGATCGTCCGGGGAGGGTTCGCGGTCGATGCCCTCCTGGCTGCCCATGAGGAGCGCGTTCGGGTTCTTCGCCGCGCCCGGGTAGCGGCGGTCGAGTTCCTGGAGCGACATCGTGCGGACTTCGATGTAGAACGAGCCGTCCTCGGTGGAGGTCGCGTGCGGGTCCGGGTAGAAGTGGTACGGGTTCGTGCGGCAGAGCGCGACGTTGCCGAGGCCGCCGTCGAGTGACTGGTCCCAGACGGTCTTCACGATGCCCGTGCCGAGCGTGTACGCGTCCCAGGTGCACTTCTCGACTTCACGTTCCTGGGTCTGCGCGATGAACGCGGACGAGATGACGGTGGTCAGGTCGTCGGACAGGGCGAGCCAGAAGTCGTGGTACGGGGTGTTGGGGGCCGTGAACGGGACCGCGTCGAAGGTGGGACGCGTGTCGGTCACCCACCCCACGATCGAAGCCAGGATCGGGTAAATCTCAGGGACTTCGGGCGTCGGCATCCATCGGGGACGCGACGCCAGCCACGTCCGGTTCGCGAGGACTTCGGCGTTGCGGTTCCACTGGGCGGTGCGGCTACGGCGGCCCTCGCGGGACTGGGAGAACAGGTCGCGCACGGCGGCGGCGAGGCCAGCTTCGGACTCAGGAACAGCGCCGTCACCGAACGTGAAGTTCTCACGCTGACCCTTCCCGGGTGTGGGGGACATGCCGAACGTCTTGTCGCGGACCGGGGTGGACGCGCGAGACGCAGTTGGCATGAGCCGAAGTTACACCGGAGTGGTTCTTGACCCGCGGAAGGGTGACAGGTCAGAGTGAGCGAGCCGCCTTCGGCGGCCCATCACCGGGGGCAAGGAGGGTGCGGAGAAGGGGGTCGGTCCTCTCTCCCGCCTTCCTTCCCTCAGGGTCCAAGTGCGTCCCCGGTGGAAGTAAAGGGGAACGGCGTTCCCCTTACATTCGGACCCCGGAATGCAAGCAGGCGTTACAGAGCGAGCAGGCCGAGCGCGACGAACGCGACCCCCGCCGCGGTGAGCGCGAACTCGACGGAACGCGCGAGGAGTGCGATGACCGTGGCGACGGCCGCGCAGATGAACCCGATGAGGAACATGACTTCCGCAGCATCGGGTGAGGACCAGATCACGGAGAGCATGGTCAGACCGTACCCGTGGGGTCGTCCTCCGAGTCGGGATGCTCATGGCGGCGCTCCCAGACCAGGGCCGCCGCCGCGCCCAGGTACCCGGCGACCGCCCCCGCCATCACGCCGCCCAGGCCGGTGAGCAACTGGATGCCCGCGTCGGACACGTCGTCGTCGAGCGCGGCGGCCGTCATCGAGATCGCCCAGCCCGCGGACAGGAACAGGGCGACGATGAACGCAGTCGCCCCGGCCCAACCGTGGGTCGACTGCGGGGCCTTCACCCCTGGGTCGCGCGGACGGACTGCTCGTTGAGCCGGTCCACCAGCCACTGGCGGCCGCCCATCGGGACAGCATCGCCGATGCCCATGATCGGCACCTTCGGGGACGACTCGGTGGCCTGGACGTACTCGTCGAACTCCTGGAACTCGAACAGGACGTGCCCGATGAGGGCGTACAGGCCGATGGAGTGCACGGACAGGAACATGGTGGGTTCTCCTGGGAGGGTCGTGGACGTGGGCGGGACGGGAGTGGGGGCCTGCGAACCGGCGATGCCCGTCGCGAGGTCGGCGGGCGTGCAGTCCACCTCGTAGTGCATCGCGTCCTTGTTGCCGGACCAGCTACCGCCCCACTCCCAGACGCGCTTGCCGTTGTTCGTCTTCAGCGCGGTGATCTCGTTGACCATCCCCTGGGGCATGTCCGTGACGAGGTTCGGGCCGTACGGGTTCGTCGACCAGTTGATGTCGAGCGCGATGCCGTACGCGTGCAGGGAGTACCCGGAGCCGCCCGTGATCTGACGGCAGTTGTACGCGCCCGTGTCGTTCTTCCGCGTGAAGTAGTTCCACTTCACCAGGACGTCGTTCAGGCGGGTGACGGCTTCGCGCATGCGCGGGTCGACGGTGACGCGGCCCTCACCGTTCAGGTTGAGCGTGACGAACGTGGAGGCGGCGCACGGGGGTGCCCAGGCGCTACGGAGTTGGCTCGTCGACAGACCCATCGTCGTCCTCCTGGTCTTCGAGTTCCGGGTTGGAGCCGTGCGGCGCGACGGGTTGGGACTGGTCGTCGTCGTGTTCGTGGTCGGTGTACTCGCTCATGGCAGGGTCCCCCATGCGACTGCGTTGACGGATGTGGACGGCAGGGACGAGTACGTGCCGATGTCGTTGGCGGCCGCGGCGAGTGACGCGAGTCGGACGTACAACCCGGACCCGTTGGCGGCCGCCCACACTTCGGTGACGACGTTGTGCGTGTCCGCGGTGCCCTGGGCCGCCGAGGCGGCGACACCCCCGACGACCGTGGCAAGACCGAACGTGGCCGCCGGGATGACCATGTACCCGTTCGCGTCGGTGCCGAGGGTGACGTGTGCGAACCGCAGCTGGATGGTGCGCGCCGTCTCGTCGTGGACCCACTGCCCCCACGTCGCGAGGAGTTGGTCGTCCTTGTCGGGACGGTCAGGAACGGCCATCGGTCACCCCCATGTCGCCACCGCCGGGGTCGCAGGCCGGTTCAGCAGCATGACCGCCAGGTTCGCCTGGTACGTCGTGATCGCCGCGCCCGAATCCTGGTACGTCTTCAGCTGGAGCGTGTCGCCTGCGTTGAGGACGACGATCGCCGCGGTCGTGATGTACTGCGTCGTGGCCCCACCGGGTGGGACGGACGACCCGATGACGAACGGGACGACGAGGCCCGTCGGTCCCTTCGCGATCTCCGCGGTACGCGTCGTGCCGCCCGTGTTCGCGTTGTAGATGATGTTGCCGACCACCAGGTACACGCCCGTGTTGTTCGGCGGGACGGTGAGCGTCGTGCCGTTCGCCGCGATCCAAGTGCCGCCGACCTGGCGTTGGATCGTCGCAACTTCGAGAGTGATGACCGACGGCGTGCCCGACGGGATCGACTGGGCCGTGGCCCGGCCGATGATGATGCCGGGGACCTGCGCGGTGAGCGAGTCGTGGACCCACTGCCCCCAGAGCGGGTCGACGATCGCGTCGTCGGCGGGGCGGGCGGGGACGGTCACAGCGGGATCACCAGTCGCATCGTGAATCGCGCCCACTGGAAGCCGAGGGAGATGGCCGTGTTCTGGTACAGGACGACGTCGATCGTGTCGTTCAAGGCGAGCTTGACGTCACCTGCGAGAGACAGGATCGCGACTTCAGCACCCGGCGGAGTCATCTCGACCTGAGGCATCCCCGCCGTCGACCCGTTGAGCCGGAACGCCATGTGTCGCCGTGTGCCACTGCTGTTCGAGTCGTAGTAGCCGCCCGCCGTGACGTGATACCAGCCCGCCGCCTTCGCCGTGTACAACGACGCGGACGTGCGACACCCGGCGACATCACGATCGACGACGTCGTACTGGATCGCGACGATCGTGGAAGCAGGGGCGGTGAAGGGGGTCGTGCGATGCGCGGCCGCGCCGTGCGGGGTCGCGACCTGGTCCTGCACCCACCGGCCCCATTCGGCGTCGATGAGTTCGTCGGGGTCGGGACGGTCGGGGACAGCCATCAGACCGGTCCCACGTCTTCGACCCACACCTGAAGGGGGCAGGACGAGTTCTGGATGTTGATGTTCCCGGTCCCGGCTGCACGTCGGACCTGCCACTTGTAGGTGTGACTCCCCGCGGTCGGAGTGTCCAGGCAGTCGGCCTGGCCCCACGTCGCGTACGCCGAAGTCAACACTCCTGCTCCGCAGCACACCCCTACGAAGATCCTGTGCACGGCTCCGTCCTTGAGGAGTTGCCACCCGTCGTTGTTCCCGGCGTCGGAGTAGAGCGCCATCCCCAGCCGGAACCGGTACCGACGACCGGCGACCGCGGTGAAGGTGAGGCTCGTACCGACGACGTCGACGTACGTGGCACTCGCGATGCCCATTTGGTCGGTCGAGGTGGTGGCGTAGGCGATGATGCCGCCCGCCGCTCCGCCGTTGGGCTGGCCCGTGTTCGCGAGGGCGTCGTGGACCCACTGCCCCCAGTCCTCGTCGATGACGTGGTCGTAGTCGGGGCGCGTCGGTACGGCCATCAGTGGTCCCCGTGCTGCACGGCGCGCGACGTCGCGATGAACTCCGGGTCGACGCCGAGGGCCTTGTGGTCGGACGGGTCGGCGGGCTGGTAGTTGTGCTCGATGCCGGTGCGGGTGCTGGCCTCGTCGGACATGCGCTTCATGTTGTCACTGATGCCCTTGGCGCTGGAGGCCGTCCCGTACATGGGGGACGTGTGCTCATGCACAACGGACGCGATCTGGACGTCGTACACCCGGTGTCCGGTACCGCCGCAGAGCGGGCAGCGCAACAGGACGCCCGCGGGCCGCGACTCGTATTCGGGGATCGTCAGCGAGTGGTGCCACAGGTAGTCGCACGGGTCGCAGGCGAACTCGTACGTGGGCATCACCAGGACCCGGCTGCTTCCATCTCATCCTCGCGGTCGTACCAGAAGTCAGGAGCCACAGCTTCCCTCACGGTGGTGTGGGCCGGGGTGATGCTGGGGAGCGGGGCCGTCCCGTACGGGGGGAGCGGGGACTCGGTGCTGGCGCACAGGCAGGCGATGGCGAGCGCGGCGACGGTGTCGTCGTAGCCGTCCTCGTCGGCCGGGCCGTACCCGCCGCCATCCAACGTGACGTAGTCCTGCATCTCCGCGAACGTCTGGGCGTCGTGGATGGTGATGTCCTGGTCGACGACGAGCTTCAGCAGGTGCCCCACCCACCACTCCTTCGTCTTCACGGTCGTGTTGAACCCGTACTGGTTGGACAGGATGCCGGGCATCTTGTCGGCGTACCGGTTGCGCCACAGGTGCGGGTACGGCATCTGGATGAGGCGGCCGATGGTTTCGGTGCCCGGGCCGGTCGACTCCGGGGCGACCATCGCCTGGTTGTAGTAGTTGCCCAGCTTCGCGATCTCCTCGGCGAACGAGCCGGGGTCGATGCGGGCACGCCAGCGCGCGACCTGGCGGTAGTCGCGCCGGTTGATGATCTGGATGCACGCCATGTCGCCGCGGGTCGTGCCGGTCGGGTCCGCGCCGCCGAAGTACACGCCCCACTCGCGATCCTCGGAGGGGTAGCTGAAGATCGTCAGCGGGCCGTCCGGGTCGGGCTGGAAGCGCACCCCGTTGCGCACGTTCGTGTCGCGGGTCAGGCGGCCCGTGATCCCTGACTTCTTGTCGTAGCAGCCGAGGAGCTTGCGGAACGGGAACACGTTGCTGCCCGACGCGATGAACGCCTCCTCCGGGAACGACGGGTACTCCTGGTGGAAGTCATCGACGTTGTTGCCCGCCAGCGTGACGATCGCCCACCGCCGCCAGATCAGCGCGTCGAGCACCTCGTCGCCGGTCATCCTTCCGCGTCCGTCATGGCCCAACAGCATCATCCGTTCCAGCTGCTTCTCCTCCTCCGACATGTCCTTCAGCCGTCCGAGGTTGTTCAGCATCGTCCACGACGTGACCGCCATGTTCGGGTCGTGCGGCATCGCGTCGAAGTGCCGACGCGCGTACGACGCCCGGTACTCGTAGTGCCGCCACCACGGGAAGAACATCGGGACGTATTCGTTCTGCCCGTTACACGCCTCGTTCCACGTCTTGTAGAAGTAGTTGCCGATGCCGTTCGCGGTGGACTCCAGCGCCATGAACGTGTGCGGCTCGAAGGGGACGGTCTGCTTCATGCCGAGCATGAGCGTGCGCGCGTTGTCCCAGAACCCGACCTCGGAGCAGTGGACGTACCGGAGCGTGCGGGACCGGGTGGCCGCCTCGTTCTTCGCGGTGACGACCTGGATGCTGCTGTTGTTGTCCTTCCACGCGAGGTGCTTCTTCGAGATGTACTTGGTTGCGAACAGCGGGGAGAAGTCGGCGGTTTCGTAGTACCGGCGCGTGATGCCGAGCAGGTGCTCACTGCCGTCCATCTCATGGGCGATGATGAGGCCCGGGTAGTCGGGGATGACCATGACGAGGCAGAAGCCGATGCCCCCGGTCGCGGTGCTGATGCCCAGCTGGCGCGCCTTGAGGACGATCATGCGGACGGGGCGCTGCTGGTTCCACTGCCGGTGGAACTCGCCGATGTACTCGTCCTGCGCCCAGTTGCGGTGCCACGGCCCGACGATGCCCGTGCTCCGGTCCTGGATCTTCAGGTCGTCGAGGATCGGGTAGAGGTTCATCGGTAGAGTTGGGTGCGATCCGCGACGGTGCCCGGTTGATTCGCCGCGGGGGAGTCATCGGGGAGGATGTCGGGGATGTCGGGGCGTGCGGGCAGCGGGCCAGGATCACCTTCGGCGAGCTTCTGAAAGATGATCTGCTGGGCGGTCTTCAGCACGTCCAACTCGCTGTCGACCTCCTCGTCGCGCAGTGACCGCATGAGCGCCGGGAAGACCTGTTTGATGAAGTCGTTCTTCGTCTTCGCGGTCCCGGCGCGCATGATCCCGTCGGCGTAGTCGAAGACGTCCATCGTGAGCTTCTGGACGCGTTCGTTGACCTTCGCCTCGAAGCTGGCCTGTTCCGGGTCGTCAGGCACGGAACCCCTCCCACCAGGTCAGCATCCCCTGTGACTGCATGAGCTTGTGGGGGTCCAGGATCTCCGACGGGATGCTGAGGGTCAGCATGAACTCCCCCGTCGCCGCGTACCTGCCGCCGATGACATGCGCGAGGAACCCGGCGACCAGGTCCCCCTCGTCGGCCTCGTCCCAGTTGATCGGGTCGGGGAGCGCCGCGATCCGGTCGTCGATCTCACCCATTCCAGGTGTCGCCTTCCTTGATGACCTCGCCGCGCAGGATGATCGTCCCGTCGCCGAGGATGGTGGGTTCGTCGGGGCCGTCGCGCAGCTGGTCGATGGTCAGTTCGGGGTCCACACCGTCGCCTTCGGGCGTGTCGATCAGGTCGTACCGCATACTCGGGTGGACGGTGCGCTGCGGGAACATGTTGGGGGGCATGACGTGGTCGGTAGGGTCGGTGTCGTCCCATCCCAGCGCGCCGTTGACCAGGTCGTCCACCGTCTCGCCAGGCGAGGTGGCCTGGCGGGGTGCCTGGGGTGGGCGTAACCAGTCCTTCATGACCACGGCGACGGCCACCACCGCGGCGGACGCGAGGGCCAGGCAGGCGCACGTCAGGAGCACCAGGCAGGCCAGCAGGACGTCTTCCATCGCCAGGACCCTACTTCCAGGTCTGAAACACCCGCTGCATCCCCCCCACCCCTCCCGCACCCCTACCCGGCCCCTTCCGCACCCCTCCCAGGCCCCTGCCGCACCCTTCGCGCCCCTGCGCACCCCTCCCGCACCCCTACCCCACCCTTACCCCACCACTCACAGTGGCGGTGTATCCGTGATATCTCGACCCTTAGTGGTCGAATCTCCCTCTTGGCCGACCCCCCCAGGCGCAGCCTGGGTAGGGGTAAATCGGGACAAAAAAAAGGGGCGCACCCAGGGCCGTAGGCCCTGGGTGCGCCCGGGTGTCGGGTCAGGATGCGAGCGCCTGCCAGTACTGAACTCCGTTCAGTACCACGACCTCGAACTCGCCGGTCCCGTCCAGGTCGCCTTCGGCGAGGTCCCACGTCGGGTCGACCGGAGCAAGCTCCGGCTTGGCGGGCTTGACCGGCTTCGCCGGAGCCTTCGCTGCGGGCTTCGCCGGAGCCTTCGGCTCGTCGGCCGGGGCCTCGGGAGCCTTCGGCTCCGGTGCGGCGATGTCGTCGCTGAGCGCCGTCTCGGCCAGGTCGCACAAGGCCCGGAGGGCCTTGACCTGCGCTGTCGTGCGGAGGGTGATCCCGCCCTTCAGGTACCTGACTCGCACGGCTTCATCGGCGGAGCCGATCTTCCTGAACTTCTGGACATCGCCCCCTTCGGGGGCCGTGCGCTTGATCCCGTACTCGTACTCGCTTGCCATGAGTGTGCTCCTGTCGTTGGTGCGACGGGTCGATCCCGCTGCTGAGAACCACGCTACAAATCCCGGGGTGAGGCACCGGCTCTACGCGTGGGCGTGTTACGTGTGCGCATGTCATGCGCGGGCGTTGGGGACCTGCTCTAGGCCCCAGGTCAGGTATCCGCTTGAGT